TATCCTTCTGTATTTTATTTGTATCTTCACGTACAACTACAAGCTTACATTGATCTGCAATACTAGTCTGTAGTGTAGGGTTGTTCGAGAATCCAATTCTAAAGGTAACATATACAGGATCACGTGGTACTACTTCGTGGCTAATCATCTTTATGTCATTTGTTAAGTCGACAATCAAGCCCTTAAATGCAGTTGACAGATATTCAGGTATCTGGTTATCAGTAACCACATTGAAACTCGGTACAACGAATACATTTATGTTGTTGAAATCACAGCTATCAGCAAAATTTACCTGATTAAGTAGAACACGATTTACTTTGTTTGGATCTACACTTATATTGTAGAAATAGTTAATGTACCCATCTAAAAATTCACTATTCGATGCAATGTATATAGAGCGTGTGATACCTGTTAAGTTTTTTGACAAGAATGAACGGTAGTCATTAGATGTAACTAGTCTAATATTGCTAGCAACAAAATCAGGAGTGTTTTTTCTTATCTCATCTACTGTTTCCTCGTTTGTAGTAGCACTCGAGTTGTTAGGGTTAACAAAAGTTATATTCTCGCTAAGACTATTAGTAACTATAGTACGTTGAAGGTCAGCAGCAGTGTCTGTGTATATATTTTCGAATAAAGTAGTAGTGTACGTAAACAGCTTATTACCGTTAATAGCGTTTTTAGAAATAATGCCAGCGACATTGTTGCTAAGTAGGTAATATACAATAACTTCATCGCCTTCTGTTAGTTTCTTACCGAAAACACCATTACCGAACTTAATCTCATAATTACCGTTTTCATTAAGTCTTGCATCGAACACTCTATCACTAGAATCCGCTAAATACAAACTGTTTATTTCATCGTACTGATAATATCTATTCGTCGCAACCTCTTTAACGTAAACTGATAGTGTACCATTTGAAATAAACTTGAGGTCGTCAGTATTAACAATATTGTTTACAACAACAGGAAGTGTTTCATACTCTTCGCCCATAGCTGTATAAACAGGGTACTGCTCTACTGTACCTTGATATAATACAACATTATCGTTGAGAGCGTTAAGTGATTCAGTAGATGTTGTAGTCTTTGAAAAACTATAATCCTTTAAAAATGTATATTGTATATCATCAACAAGAAAGTATGAATATTTACGTATAGCGTATGTTCCTACTGATAAGTTACTATTAGCAGTAGCGTTCAGTGTGCATAACGATGTTTGCTTGCCTGTTGGCTTATAACCAACAAGGTTTACAATCTTATTCATGTTCTCATACAGAGTAGCTTGAGAGAATGTTGATTCAGATGCTGTTGTGTTCAAATAGAACATCAATACATGGTATGAATATGCAATTATGTCAATAATAGATGATAGATTACTGCCATCATAGATTTGATCTGTAAAGTTCTCATTGGTATTAAGACGTTTAATTATAAAATCCTTTAGAGTAAGAGCATCGAAGGATACATACGCATCCTGAGGTAGTTTATAATCAATATTTTGTTCTGGTTTCGACATAATTAGTAGTATCCTGTACTGTTGAGAGTATTTTTAAGAGATATTCCGTATATATTTAGCGATGGCACATCAATCTGTAGTGTTATATCGTACTGATTGTTATCCGGATCCGGTTCGACTAAAACACCGCTTACTGTTACTCGTGGTTCAAATCGCGGTAAATTATTAAAAATATCGTCTCTAATGAAGAAAGCAGTATCAGATGTGATAGGTTCAAATAAGTACTGCCTTAAATCAATACCATACTCTGGGGACAAAATCTTCTGTCCAGGTGATGTAAGAAAACAGGTCCTAATACTGTTCTTTACAGCGTCGAGATCAAATAAAGCTAATACATCATTTAATTTGGCTCTTGTATTGAGTTGATTATTGTATGTATAACCACTTTCTAAGTCGAGTAATAGATCTTTATACAGAAAGCCTTGGTCCAGCGAGGCCTCTTTCTGCTTAGTAGGAGCAATATTTGTAAGTTTTAAACTTATCACTCCAATATTTATAGATTAACACTACTTATTACCAGTCAGAACAAGCAGCAGCGCGTGGGGTTCCAGGCTTAGCACTTGAACACTTGTGTCTTGCTCTAAATGACTTACGTCTCTTCGGATTAGACTTTTTGACTCTCATATTCGGGTCACCCCAGTGGATTCGCTTGTAACCTTTACCATCTGGGTTCTTCACACACTTAGTATACTTTTTACTTTTAAGGGGTGATGAAGCTTTTTTGGTAGCTCTAGTACATCTTGATCCTTTTGATGCTTCTGTTAGCAGCTCGTCTACTAGTTTGTCGAATTCCATATATTTATTTATCGTCCAGCATAAATATTCTCATGACAAGTCGTAAGAAGTTCGTTACCTTATATGAGTCTTATATGAGAAGATATCAACGTGGTGGATTCCAAGTTGGTGATGTGTTTGTTTTTAATAAAAATTTTAAGAATGATGAGAGTTATAAAAGCCTAGGTCAAAACATTAAAGATCATATTGATCAGATGATTGAGACTGGTCTACATATTAGAGTAGTTAACATTAAAGATACTGCTCCTCAAAGATATCCTGCCAGTGATGCAGGTGCATCGCTAACAGTAAATCTCGATCTTGCAGTTGATACTGGTGGTGGTAGATATATGCATTATGTAACTATTCCATGCTGCCTTGGCGAACCTGTTACTTATGGTCAAAATCTTCCTCCTATTCCTAACGCTATGAAGCGTAAAGACAGAGTTAATATCAAGCCAGAAGAGTTTGTTGAAGATGAAGAGAATCCTTCAAATAAATCAGAGCGTAAACTTGCTAAGAAAAATACTGTACTAAAACATTCAAAAGGACCTGTAGAGAAAAATTACGCAAAAAATCTGACTGAAGCATACAGCGAAGTTTTAACTAATAATCTGTAACGATACATATAAATAATAACATGAGAAAATCTGATAATCTACTTCTTGAAAGTGCATATAGTTCTGTATTGCTTAAGTCGCAGTTGTCCAACTTAACTGTTAGACAACTAGAAATCGTTATTGAAAACGCATCCCCGTATGAGCTCGATGTTATCGAAGAGCTTTTCGGTGGAGTAAAAAGCTTGTTTAAAGCAGGTCAAAAAGGTGTACAAGGCGCTGCTACAGCTGTTAAAGGAGCTGCACAAGATGCTGCTTCATCTGCTAAAAACGCCGTTCAAGGTGCTGCTACCGCTGTAAAAGGTGCTGCACAAGGAGCAGCTCGTGCCGCTACTGCTGGTGCACAACAAGTAGGTAAAAACGTTAAGAACCTTTACCAAACTGGTGAAGCAGAAGCAGCTGCTGAAAAAAGAAAGCAAGAAGTTGCAAAATCTGTCGATATGATGGTACAACAACTTGAAGCTTTGAAGCAAGCTAATCCAAGAATCAGTCAGGAGATTGGTGATATTGCAGACATGACAGTCGGTCAAATTCAATCCTTAGTTAAACGTGGATTAGAGTCTAAGCAACGCGCTTCTCGTGCAGCAGGTAAAACAGGAATTTTCGGTGGTGCAGGAACAGCTGCAGCTAACGCTTATAATCAAGCCTAACACCCTTCAAGTGCTATCCAGCACGCAAAACAGTTAATTTCGTGATCACTCACGAAGCTAGCGCGATAGAGATGTTCTGCAATAATTGCGATCATCTCTTTCTTTTTGCCTTCTGGTATAACTCTATCATAGATGTAGTTAAGGAAGTCCTTCATAAGAGTATCATAGTCGCCATAGAACTGCTCTTCATTTTCGATAAGATACTTACGTAGCTCGATTACCTGTTTATTAGTAATACTATCAAAAATACGAGTAAGCAACTCATTACTAGTATTAATCTTCTCAATAGCTAGTTCACCACTGATACAGTTCTTCTGAACCTCGTTAATACACTTTCTCAAGTCAGGGAAATTACTCTTAACTAGCTCGACAAACTTCTTCTTTTGATCCTCAGCTATAGTAATACCTTCTTTCTTGAGAATAGAGTACACAAATCTAACACCATCATCGAGAGTAGGTTTAATATCTAATAGCTGGCATCGTGACTGAATAGCTGGAATAATCTTATGCTTATAGTTCGCTGTAAGAATAAAGCGAGTATACTTAGAGTACGACTCCATAGTATTACGCAATGCAGCTTGTGCATTCGAGCTAAGAAAGTCAGACTCATCAAGAACAACTACTTTGATACCACCATCGAACGATTTCGTCTGAGCGAAATTCGATACCTTTGTACGAATAGTATCAATACCATTCTCGTCAGAGGCGTTAATGTATAGATAGTCGCAATCTAGTACCTCCTTAACAATTACCAATGCAGTAGTAGTTTTTCCTGTACCAGGACTACCTACAAACAATAGATTAGGAATCTCTTCACCAAAACCCTGAATGATCTCCCTAACTCTATCAGGGAGAATAACTCCCTGTAGAGTTTGAGGACGATACTTTTCACACCAAATACCTCTAAGATCTAAACTCATAATTATTTACCAGAAGAACCAAATCCATTTGCACCGCGGTCAGACTCAACTATATCTCCTTCAGAAATGCTAACAATGTAATTGCGATATACAACAAATTGTGCAATCCTATCGCCTTTTTGAATTTCGTAGTCATTGTCGGTAAGATTATACAATTTAATACCTGCGTTAGAGCGATAACCTGAATCGATAATACCTGGATGAGGAGCGATACCATACTTAAAGCCGAGACCGCTTCTACCTTCAACACGAACCCAGAAGCCTGGTGTAATATCTGCAAAGTCAAGACCTACATCAACTACAGCACTTCCTCTCGCAGGGATAATCTTCGATTCAACGCTATATACATCAAAACCTGTATCTGAATCGTTATTTTTTGTTGGTAACTTAGCATCAGGGTTCGTACGCTTAAATTTAATTTTAGCATCTACACAGCGAATAATAGCGTTATCGAAACGCATTGTGTACTCGAAACTATCAGTTTCTGTTAAAGTATTTTCTGTTTCCATGCTATTATTATACGTATAAATACATAGAAGTCAATAAGTATTTTATATGGAAGATTCAATCGATGAAGCAGTAAATGATATCCTGTCGCAGCTCAATGATACAACTGCGTTATCAAGAAAGGTACCTCAAATAGAAGATGAACTTCAGAAGGAGGATCTCGAAAAGTACATTATATCAACATCAGGTAAGCTTATCAATAAAACACTTGGTATTATTGATAATGTCCAGGATTATATTAGCTCAGCACCTGAGGCGAAGGATGTGACAGCACTAGCCGAGCTTCTCAAAGCTGCATCAGCATCTATCGAATCACTAAACAAGGTATATACATCTATCGAGCGTAATAAGACCGTAAAAGAGGTCAAGCAAATGGATATTAGCTCCAGAGAGAAAATTAACACTCAGGATAACGCTGCATTTCTAATATCAAGAAAAGAAGTTATGAAAGAGCTTCTAAGAAAAGCAGATAGTATAGACGCAGATATAGTTGACATCTAACCTTTCGTAATCGGCTCCTCTTTCGGCTTACTGGTATCACCTAGTTGTCCTTGTACTGTATGAAGCTTTAGTTTAGTATTCATAGAGTCTCCTTTAATTTCAAGCTCAAATTTACGAGACTCGTCATATTCGAATACATTACCAATTAAATCAGTGCTTAATATTACAGATTTAGTTTCGCCTAACGACTGATACTCTGATAAACGCTGAACAACATACTGAGTTGATGTGTTCGTATTTATTTCTTTACTAAAAGAATTGACAAGCTTGTTAAACTCGTATAGCCTGTAAGTCTCATCACCTAACACAGTTTTAACCTCGTTAAACACTCTTTCAGACGCAGCTTGAATATTATTCCACGATGTTGTATCTGCAACTATGTATGATCCATGAGGGTCATTGTTGGTAGCAGATGATGAAGCTCCTCGAAGTGAACTATCTAGTATTAAACTACCGAGAACATTAGCTTTATAGATTGTATTGACATTGTCTGTTAACTCATTATATGTTTCTAACACAAACTCAGGAACCTTGTTTAGTATAACAACGCTCGGATCGAGTATAGCAGTATTACCAATATCAGCGATAGGTGTCTGTGTGATAGACCTGTTAAGATTACCTTGCGTGCCAAGGATGTCTGGTGTATTACTCCAGTATGGCTTATCAGAGACTAGTGAGCTTAAGAAGGATTTAAGTGGACCGTTTTTAAGCTGTGTTATATAGTAAATGATTGTATATTCATCTACTGTTTTACCGAGCTCGCTTAGACGATCAACAAAAATCTTTAACTGTTTTACTCCAGCGTGATAGATCCTCTTAAAGTTCTCCATAAGAGTCTTATCTTCATCGCTGTAGTCGCCTAGATCTTTAATGTTCTTAATAATCTCCTCTGATTGCTTCTTTGTAAGAAGAACCGCTCTTAATCTCTCGACTTTTTTTGTTAACTTAATCATCACTATCAGGATACATTGGACCTGCGAATGTTTTCACAGCTTTAATTGTGTTTCTATATGTCGCTCCCATTTTTATATGTTCGACTCCGGTTACAAACCATCGACCCAATATTTTAGTGTCGCCTTTACTCTTTTCATCTCTCTGTTTCACAATATCGATGAAAGTACCTGGCTGACGCTTAATATCACCATTAACTGTCAGTGTAATCTGATTATTACGGAATATAAAATCATTTATCATGTTAGCCTTAACAACATTTATATTCTGCTCACGAGAATATGGTAATCTATATGTCTTAAACTCGCCTTCAAGTTTTTCTTTTGTCATCGGCATATGTTTAACAGGCTTACCGTATTTTAGTTTAAAAGGATCTACGAATTTCTTCTCCCATGCCTTCCGTACATCTTTTATGCGCACCTCGTCAATATAAGAGGTACCTAAGATATCATCATAACTTATGACATTAGAGTTCATAAAAAAATTGTTGGACTCATCAAGAGTGAAAGAGTCAAATGAAATACTTGTAACGTTATTAGTGTATTCGTTATATAATGCGCTGTTAGGAGTAGCAGGATTGTTTTGATTATCTTTGAACCCGCTTGGTCCTATGATTCCGCCCGTTGTGAATACTTCCTTTACAAGATCATTGTTTTTTGCAAAAAAATCTTTACTGATTGTTTTTAACGAATACTTTCCAGATCTTTCCTTAGACAATATACCCTTAATAGGGTCTTCACCATCTTTAAAGTAATAGTACTGCAGTAGATAGTAAATTACATCAAGGTATCTATAATTAATAGACGGTACAAACGAATTTAAACTGCTTAATGTAAAATCGCCAGCTTCAAAAAAATTCTTTTCAATTTCGAAGTTGAATTCCTTTTCGAGGATATTTTTAAGTATATCGCCAAGCTTACCGCTATACGAACGACCATACGGAAACTTACGAAGAAGCATAGCTTCATCACTATCCATGAAAAAGTATATTTTACGGTTTTTCAATGGTGTTGCATCATCAATATAATTTTGTTCGCCTATAATAGTAAATGTTCCTCGAATTTCACTGCCTGATGAACCTTCTTTCTGCTTGAGAAGTATCTCAAGCTTATCTGATCCATCACCTCTATACACCAAATCTTTTTCGAGTACATTATCCGGATTAGATATATCTATAGCACCATCAGGAAAGGGATCAAATAAGTCCTCCTTGTATATAAGATTTTGTACAGCAGAATCTGCAATACTCAACTCTCCTGAGCTGTTAGATATCTTATATTCGTAGTCGTACGATATACCGTTTAGCTTAGTAGTGCCTACCATTGTATACAATAATGTTTGTTATTTGTTGAAACACGATAGGTAGTACACCTGGTTTAATATAAGATAATTGCGTACCGCCCTTTACTACAAATGTTCCTTCACCAAGCGCCTTCCTGTTAACTAAGTATATAATCCACCACAGCCTGATATCACCGTAGATCTTATATGATATAGTAGTTAATGGCATATTAGCACGTACTGTATAGTATTCTATGACACTGTCATCAATAGTAGCTGGTATCTCTATCTTCTTAAGAATATTGTAAAAATAAAATGACTTATCATCTTTCGAGGTTTCGTAAACTTTAAATATACGCTCATAGTTAACTAGATCCAACGCGCTCAAGCTTGGAATAGAGTTTTGATAATTGCCTAGACTTGTACTCATTATAATTGATCTGTATATTGTGATTTATACTCACGAGGTTCTGTATAGAGCGATTTAAATGATATACTTACTCTATAACCTTCTGGTATAATTTTCTGGTCTTTCATTTTTCTCTGACCTATAAGTTTAATACCTACATCTGCTGCTGCCCACTTAATCTTACGATAACCTGGTATCGTGACCTCCCATAATGCTGCAGGAGCAGCTGTATTACCACTTAACCTGCTCAGCTTATTGATTTCTATCAACCTACTTATAAGTTGATAGTTTTTTGAATAATCATTGTCGTTCAGTGTATTTATTAAACTAAACTCTACCGTAGCTCCTTGTTCACCAAGGTCACCATAATTGAAGAACTTAGGAGGCTCGTATAACGCTCCAGGAGTTCCTTGAAGAAACGACTGGCCTTGACCTAACGTAGTACTAATTACACTTGCAAGCTCTGTCACTGCTCCTGCTGTATTAGACCCCATAGACTGCGTTCCATTAGTGGATCCAACATAACTGTCTCCCCACGAAGTAGTTATTTGTCTTACATCATCGTTAAAGAAGGGAAAGACCCATCTATCAGTTTCTGCACCAGTAGTATCATGCAGTCTTTCATAGTATTTTATTCCGCCTCCGCCACCAGTCTGCTCAATGTTATCAACCCACGCTTGTGCGTAGTTTACTACATCATTTTTTGTAATAAGGTATGATTTCGCAAATATACGTGGAACCTCGTCAAGATATGACCCATTGACAGATGTCCACTTGTATTCTTTGTTATTAGCTACGTTATACTCACTCATCTGATATTATTTAAGCATTAGATAGTGTATACGGTGAACTACTATACCGTTGTCTACTAGACTGGGTACTTGTATTAAACGATTCATTAGAGAAGCTAGCTACATTAGCTTGAGCTCCTTGTGATGGAGCTACTATAACATTCGACTTCTTTTTTGTTACATCTAATTGCTGTCTAGCTACAGCCACCACTTCCATTAGAATTTGATTCTGCGTAAGTATAGCATTAGTCTGAATTTTATTCTGACTAATACTAATATCATTAGTCTGAATCTTTACATCAATATTACCTGCTTTAATATTAGAAAGCGTACTCTCAGGGTTAAGTAGAGATTTCTTAGGAGCCTCTACAGGAGCAGCTTCTTTAGACTGTTCATTAGTATTATTACTAATCTTAGATCTTATAGCTTTAGCTCCCAATAACGAGATTCCTGAAATAAAACCTACAGGTGTCGACATAAGAAGAGCAGCTGCAATAGTAGATTTAGACACCCCTCTATCTGTACTTGTAGGAGGCGTAGTTGCAGTAGTTGCAGTTTTTACTGCTTCGCTCGAAACATCAACGCTTTGAGGCTCTGTATATTCTATAGGTGCATCATCACTAAGAACGCCTATTAACCTTAATGCATCTTGCATAACAGCTGGTAACTTAGATAGCTTAGACTGTATATATTCTTTAATTCTTACCCCGAACGGCTTTGCTGGCTGCGAGTTCAGAGACGATTGTTCTGATTCTTCTGTAAACAGACTTACTAACCAATCATAACCAAATAATAACTGGTCTGACAGACCAGGAGGTAAGAATATAAACATACCTTGAATTAACTTACGTACACCGCTTCCCACATTACCAGCCATAATTAGCTTTACCCCTTCGTATATTGCCATAAAATTACCGATAACAGGTATATACGGTAGTACTTTCATCAATTTTGGGCCAATTAGTTTCTTAATGTAATTCATTCCACTTGAAAAACTAAACTCGAAACGAGACGTTTTCGTTGAACTGCTGCCACCACTCGTAGCAGATGGATCTGCAGGTGTTTTGAATAGGTCATACAATAGCAACCCACCATCGATTATATACGACGCAATATTACCTACACCTGGAATAAAGTCTAATATAGCAGATACGAATTCGAATATACCCGCTACCCACTCACCTTCCTGAAATCTCATAAATGAGAGCGCTAAGCCTGCAACGCCGCCTATAAACGGTATAAACTTTAATGTTTTTAGTAATTTAGGACCTATACTGGTAATAACCTTCTTTAATACGTTAGTAATAGCTTTAACAGTATACTTACCACCTTTAACTATAGCAGCGCCCATCCCCGTCTCACTACCCTTCTCTTCTGATAAATCATATAGTAACAGAGCGCCATCGATTATGTAAGATAAAGGTAGTCCTAAGCCTGTTAAACCTGCAATTGCAGATACAATTTCTAGTGTACCTCTAACCCACTGACCTTCTTGAAAGCGCATGAAAGCAAATACAAATCCTGCTAAAGCGCCTATAAATGGAATAAACTTGATTCTTTTTAACAGAGTCGTGCCTACCTTTCCAGCAGTGCCTTTAAGTAGTTTGAGAAAACTAGGTAACTTAGCTACAGCCTTCATTACAAAGCCTCCCTCACCACCAAACATTTCCCATATTGCATATGCTGCTGCGAGGACGCCTATAATACCTGCTGCAAGGCCTAAGCCAGATGATTTACCATCTGATATATTATCAGTAGCTAGTTTACCAGTACTTACAGTCTCTTTTGCCTTTGATAGTATAGTCGATGGTTTTGATGTATCTTCAGCGGACTTGTTCATCTTTTGAACATCAAAAAATGCCCGCGCCCATTGGTAACCTATATTATAAGCACGAGTTTTTTCATCGCTATTGAGAATACTCTTTACAGCTGGAAACTTATTGAATGTTGATGTATTACTAGGAACTATATTCTTATTAACAAGATTTTTCTCACTACCTGAGTCATCAAAGCCTCCTGGTATTTCAAGCCGTGTTAATATATCTTGAAGACCTATCATAAGGTCTTCAAACATGTTTACTGCATCTGCGGAATTTTTAGCCACATAAATATTTAGTCAACATCAAAGAAACTAGGACTAATTTCAATAGTCACACCGTTGATGGTCAACATCTCATTCTCTTCTGTTCTTCGCTTTTCAATAAAATCAATAATTTTTTTGTTTAGAGCGAGAGGAATAGCTTCTATGACAGATACACATTCTCTCATCTTAAGCTCGTTAAAGTTGACTTTTGTCTGGCCGAGGGTGACACTATTAATGTGTTTTATTAATTCGTGTGTATAAATACTACCAATATTCCTAGAGTTATTATCACCATTACGCTTTACCTCATCTTCAAGCTTTTTAGTAACTTCAGTCTCCCACTCTAGTGAGGGCACTTTAACATCGACACCAATACCTTCAAAGCTAAAGCTGTCTGTACCTGGTGTTTTAAACTTATAGCTCGAGATCTTCTCAGGTAGCAGGCTAATATCAATCACATCATCTTTGGCTTTGTAATTAGGTCCGAGAGCGCTTACTCGCAATGTAGTAATAATAGCTAACTTGTCATGTTGGGTAATATTTTTAACTCCTTCATTTTGAGTAATAATACCGTTAATTAATCGGGTAAATGAAATAAGTCCAGCGACTCCATCACCAACGCAAGAGATAATATCTTTCTGGTGCTTGAGGCTTAGAGGTTTAATTTCAGCAACTTCACCTGTAGAAGGAATAATTACCTTCACATTATTATTAACCGCATTTAGCTTTGAGATAAAATCAGAGATATCTTGTGACATAAAAGTATTTACTACAATGGTATCGAATTGCCAGCATCACCAGACTTATTCTCATTTGATAGCTCCTTAAGATAGAATTTTACATCCATAAGAGTAGATTTAAATAAGATATCGGCACTAATTTTACGTGACAGGTGAAATATAATTTCTCTATACGAATCAATACTATACTCACTAAAAAGAAGCTTAGCAAAGTTAAAGACATCTGATGTAAATAAATTTAGTGCAATTTTCTCATTCAGAGATTGAGTACCATCAAACAAAACTATATGCCCGACCTCGTACAATAAGTAGTGCTTTATTTCACTGAAGACAGATGGAGGTAGTAAGGAAAGTATCTTATCTTTAGATTCAACATCTAACTTAGAGAAATGTATTACTTGACCTCCTACTTCAATAGTCTTTATAACTGTTTGAATGTCACTAACTATAGAGTTAGTAACTATCATATCATTAGGAGTATCAACAATAATTTTAATATCATCTACTACAATCATCTTACTGTAATCCTCTACTGATGTAAGCGCTTCAATTAACCTATATACAGGTATAGCTACTTGAGAAGTGGAAGATGATAGTGTTAACTCTTCACTTATAAAGAACTCTCTAGCTTTAAGTATAACAAATAGCTTATCAACACTATTTAAGCCTTTTAGGTTAAGTATATCTTCGATATAGTCTACTAACCCTTCATCATTATTATCATATATTAATCTAGATATTGTCATCACCTGCTCAAATGTGATGATAGGTATTTTTATACGTTCCCCTAAATGAGGCAATTTAACAATATGCATATTAGTATTGTATCACTTTATAATCTCTATAACCGAATGTAACAGTTTTAGCTTTAATGTCATCACTAGTATAGTTATACTGCGCACCTTCTGTATTAGTAGGAAATACATCGTAGAATACATACTCTTTTCGTTTTGACATATCCCTGCCGTACTGTGTGATATTAACTGCTTTTGCTTTCAATCCGCTGTTAATAAGCCCATCTATACTCAGAGCTATGGTCCATGGCCTGAACAGCGCAGCTTCAATATCTGAGTGCGTCTCGATAAAGTTAACAGTGAGGTTACGAGATAAAAACCCTGCACGTTTAGTTACACCATACCCTGCCATATACGCGCCTGTAGCTCCATCAGCGATAATCTCAGATACCTCATAGTTCTCTGAAGGTATTGTAACCTCCTGCGCAACAAGTATATTACCAAGCGATTTATCTGTCCATAGATCACTAGTATTAACTCTCCAACCACTGTATGTATCTACTTTAGATAATGCACTATTAATCGCTCCAGTAATGCCAC